CGCCTTGAATTAATTCGATTGCAGAATTTGGTGGAATAACAACACCTTTTGCAAGATATTTATTTCCACTGTTGATGATGTAAACATCAACTTCAATTGTAGAAGTTAAAATATTACATAATCTAATTCCTATGACTGCATCATAATTAGCTCCAGTTACAAGAGTTTGTGCTCCTGTTCCTACTGCTGATTGTAAATCGTTTCTAAAATTTTGTGCCATATTTTTTTCCTTTTTATAACGCCACGGCCATTGCTAGTGCAAAACCTGCGCTCGCTGCTCCCACAGGGTCGCCATTATTATCTAAGTACACTGCCTTACCTGCAGGTAATGTACAAAAAACATCCTTAGTACCAGCACTTAAAGTAATTGGAGAAGTATTGCCATCGGAGTTATCAAGAACTGTTGTTCTTTCTAAAGTAGTTGCTCCTGAAAGAGTTCCTAAGCCAACTTCAAATTCAGCTGTTCCTTGATTATGAATAGCGTAATAAGTTGTATTGGGAGTTCCAATACCTGTATCAAAAGTTACAGTTCCTTGACCAGTAGGAACACCAGCCAGAGTTATGTTACCCGTTCCAGTAGTTGTACTAGTTTCTTTTACTCTATCATTTATAACCAATGCCATTGTTTACTCCTTTAATTACAATTAGTTGCTTTTTATACTTAACAACGCATCTGCACCAGAAGGTGATCCAGAAGTCGGAGAAGGGAAAGTTACTGTGAACGTTCCATTAGAACAAGATTTTGTTCCACCGAAATCTAGGACAACAATCAATTTATTTGCTTGTGATGAATTGTAAATAGCTCCAAAAGCTGCACTAAAACTTGCTGGTGTAGGGTTTCCCCATTCACTATCAGTAAAGTCTACAGTTGCATAGTTTGCAACATTTGAAACTGCATTACCAGTTAGTGTGTTTCCTCCAGCTGAATACTCTGTTCCTGTTGTTTCACTAGCAGTTACATAAACTGTACTTGCCGTGTTGTAAGGACTCGCAGTATAAAGTGCTAACTTAAATGTATCCGATGCAAAGTTGTGAGTTCCACTCAACAATTCTACAGGGAATGCATAAGGTACTTCGTTTGCCATATTTTATCTCCTATTTATTTCCATAACTTGATGGTGGTTTTACGTTGAGTTGAGCACGAACTTCACCATCTTGATATTCGTCTCTGCGTCTTTGACCGATTTGTTCGATCGCATACGATTCTAATGCTTCGTTAAAAGCTGATTGATAGTATTGTAACATATCCTGTGGTCCTTTCAAGTACCCATATGCATTTACTAATGATCCATATAAAAGTACATCGGCATATTTATTTGACAAATATGTCCCCGCAGTATCGGTCACAATGCTTGTAGCTTCTTTATCATAACAAAGCGTAATTTTGTAAGTTTTATCAGGAGTAGGTGCAACTACCCAGTAAGTTTCGTCCCAATTTGCATAATATTTAGGAATATCTACAGCTGAAGTTCCGGGAGTCGAATAATACTCAGCCATAAAAGAAGTGTCTCTTTGCTCTAAATAATATTGATTTCCTGCTGCATCTTCTAATTGAGCATATCTAATAGCTCTCATATCACCAGGAATAGTTACATATCTATTTCCAATGACTAGGTTAGAAGTTGCGTAGTAAACATTTTGATCTGTGTCGATTGATCTTAAAATTTTATTTTCTGCATTTTGAATAATTCTTGCTAACACAGAATCAGAAAGTACATTACTTCCAACTTCTGTATAGTTTCTAATATCGTCTCTTAAATTTGTTAAACTGTATGCCATTAGCCGTTAACCACCTTTAATGTTACTGGACCGGCAGAACAAGCAGATCCTCCTCCAACCACTCCAGTTGTTGTTGCTGTATCCGTGCTTGTAAAGAAAAAATAATTTTCCGGAGAAGTTAAGTCTCCAGGTGCTGTAGTAATAGTTCCATCCGAATTTTTTTGTCCTACTGTAATTGTAAATCCTGTTGCTGAATCAATATCACTTACATTATTAAATGATGGAATATTTGCAAAAGCTTGTAAATTCATAGCGTCAGCTCCTCCACTGCCAGCAGTAGTTACTTGAGCAGGACCTCTTAATCTTACTATGTCTCCTGTTTTTCTTTGATGGTCTTCTGAATAAACATTTACAAAAGTTGTTCCACCAGCAATAACTGTAGTAAATGGATTAGGGTCTAATAAAATTAAACTGACTGCCCCAGCTGGTTGAGGTCTTGGATTCCATAAAGCTTGTGGATCAGACCCAACTGGTTTAGGATCTAGTTGTGGTTGCTTAGGTTCATATTCGGAAGTGTGAACTAACATTCCATTCCACTCTCTTACCATTTCTGTGTAAGGAAATTTTAATCCCGATCTATCGGAGATTGCCCACGACTGTTTACCTGATGCATATCCGCCCATTATACTCCATCTCCATAAAATGTTTGTGGTGATATGTAAGTAGAAGTACCTTGGTTGTCAGCATCTAATGCTCTAAGTAATTCACTTTCATATCTTCTTTCCAATTCTTGACTCATATCTGGTGAAAATTTTAAACTTAAATAATAAGCTAATCCAGACATCATACAAGGATAGAATCTATTAACAACATCGGAAGTATAATTGTAAGCTCCGACATCTTGAATTCTTGCTAAATAATAAAAACAAAATTGATAACTACTTGGTGTAGTTGTGCTTGATACACTAGCACTTGGTGTAGTGTATAAAAAAACACTTGGGTTTAATTTTCTTTCTACATAATATTGTGAAGGAGTTCCCTTCGCTAATTTATTTGGTGTTTGTGAATAAGCTGATCTATCAATCTTTGTAAGTGCAATATCTTGCGGGGCTGTTGTTTCTGAATTATTTCTGTAATATGCTTCTAATACAGTATCAATATCATTTGGAAAATTTTCTGAATCTGATGCATAACTATATTCTGCTTGGCCTTCTACTAAAGGAACTTTAGCTAATTTTACTTTCCATAAATGAACTCCTCTATTACCCCATTCTTGAAACATTATATTTAAAGATCGTCTTGCTGATCTTAACATATAACCAGTTTGAGTTCCCTTTACACCTGTTCTTTCAAATGCTTCTTGGATAACATCATCTATTTGAGGATTAAAATCTGTAGTTTCAGAAGTAGGGGGAATAGTTTGTGCACTATTACCCATTCCAGAAGTACCAACGGCACCTCCATCATAATAAAATAAAAGAGGAGCGCCAACAGTTCTAACTGGAGCAACTACAATTGTAGTCTTAGCTCCGGCTGTTCCTGGAGTTCCTGTTTCTGTAACGCCTGTAGTATATTTGACTCCGCCTGTTGTAAAGGTTCCATTAGTAGTGCTTGAAAAAGCTATTAAGTAACCTGTAAGAGTAGAATCAGATTGATCAAAGACATAAGTATTTCCTTCTTGCAAATGCAAGACAGGACTCACCTCGCCATTAATAAAAAATTTAGGGTTACTGGCGCTAAAGGCGTTAGTGCCACTTGCGACAGTGACCTTGTAAGTAATCGTCGCCATTTATCTCCTAGCCGTAATAGAATGTTACATCAGCAATAGTTGTCAAACTTACCGTTGGGTTAGTATTACATTTAATACCTGTACCTGGTAAAGTAACATTATACACAAAAGGTGCTGAAGAACCATCTGGTGTTCCCCAAACTGCTAAAGAAGTTCCATTATCTTCTAAATCTATAGATCCTGCTCCTCCTGTACAATTTGCAGAAAAACCTAAAATTCTTGCTGGTCCCGAAAAAATTACTTGGTTAGCAGCCGTACTTGTTATTCGTTTAGCTTTTATATCTACTGGATATGTACTCATAATTATTTTTCTCCTTAATTTAGTGCTCCCGAAGGAGCACTATTAATTATTTAACTACGCGGACTCAGCGCCGTTTTTATCGTCTGCAACAAAGTAGAAAATAGTACCACTTGCAGAACCGGCTTGTGAATTATTTGCAGTGTGAGTAACAATTACTTGTTCTTTTACACCACTAGCATTTACAACTGAAGGTCCGTATTCAACACCGTTAACGATAGTTGAAAAACCCCCTAACGCTGCTCCTGCAGTTCCACCAGCACCTACTGCTGCTGTTTCTGATTTTGCATCAACTGCAAGACCAGATGCGTAT